GCTACTGGAACAAATAGCTTGATGCAGAAAGAAGTTAGAAGTCAAAGACTTACTATGTTCTTACAAACTGCACAAAGTCCTGCTATTGCTCCGTTTGTTAAGATTTCTAAACTCGTTAGTGAACTTGCCTACAGCTTAGACTTAGACCCTGATGAAATACTCAATGACCCTGAAGAAGCTGCGATAATGGCACAAATAATAGGAATGCAGAATGCTGGACAAACAAATGGCGAGGAAGCTCAACCCGGTGGTCAACAGCCCCCAATGGGAGGACTTCAAGGAGTACCTCAACAACCTCAAGAACTTGGAGCTACAGGCACTGGTGGTGGCAACATCGGAACAGGAAATGTACCGGTTGCAGGGGAAGCTGAGTTTTCTGGGCAGGTTGGAGCAACTGGACAAGCAGGTTAAAGAAGCAATCAATAGGAAGGAAGAAATATAATGTTACTACAAGATGATAAAAAAAGAATGGGTTATGCTGCTGGTCAAGATGTTGTAGACCCTATGCAAGAAGCTATTAATAACTTAATGGGTTTAGGAGTTTCAAAAGAAGAAGTAAGTATTATACAAAATAATACTATGTCTTCTCCTAAAGTAAGAAAAATTATTACTAGAGTAGAAAAAGAAACTAATGCAGAACCCGGAAATGTATTTAGTGTTTTTAATATGATTGCTAAAAAAGAAAAAGAAGAAAGAGCAGGAATGAAAGATGGTGGTCCGGGCATAGAAGCTTTAAGAAAAGAAGCACCAGAAGTTGTTGCAAAAATGGGTTATAACGAAGGTGGCTCAATAGATGACCAAATGATGATGGTTATGACACCACCAATGGAATCTGAAATGGAATCTGAGATGCCTATGGAATCTGACGATGACATGGAAGATAACTACACAAGATTTATAATGGAAGAAGCATTAAGTGAAGAAGAAGAAGATATGCTAACTTCCAAACTAGAACAAGATGAGGAACTATCTATGTTATTTGATAAAATAATAGATGTTGCTCAAGAATTTGCTGGGTCTGGTCCTGTTGAAGGTCCGGGTTCAGGAGTCTCTGACAGTATACCCGCAAGGTTATCTGATGGAGAATTTGTCTTTACTGCAAAAGCTGTAGAAGAAATCGGAGAAGACGCTTTAATGTCTATGATGAAAGAAGCTGAAGCTAAAGCAGATGAAAGACAAGGTTTAGCTGAAGGCGGAATGCCTGAAGAAGAAGAAACAGTTACTTATCAAACTGGAAAAGAACCTGTTGAACAGGTAATTAATGTAAGAAAAGAAACTGTTGCTTCTAATGGATTAAGAAATGAAGAAGATGAGATTCAAAAAAATCTTAAACTTAATATGCTTGACCCTAATAAGCGATACGTAAGAAGCTAAACAACTATAACGATAAAGCTACCTGAATTAATTACTCAGCCCTTTATCAAACTAAAACCAAAAGGCTACCTTTACAATACAAGCCCTCTAGTCGACATAGAGCTACCTTGTGAACATAAGCCCCGAGTAGGAGAAAAGAAAATGACTAATACAGTCCAGAAAGAAGAAACGCCAAACCCTTATAACGCAAAAAAAGATTGGCACCAAGGAGACGATAAACCTTTTGTATCATCTCAAAGTATGTTTTTTGAAGAGCCTTCTGAAAAGAATAAACTCTTTAAAAGTAACGACATAACCGAAGTGGAAGCTGAAGGAAGTGTTAATACTGAAGAACTGGAGACTACTAAGGATACACCTTATAAGAAACCAGACTATAAAAAAAGATACGATGATTTGAAAAAACATTACGATAGTAAACTTAATGAGTTCAAAAGCAGAGAACAAGAGTTAATAGAGGAAGCTACTAAAAATAGAACCGAATATAAAGCTCCAAAAACTGAAGAAGAACTAGAACAATTTAAGAATCAATATCCTGATGTTTATGAAGTTGTAGAAACAGTTGCACACTTACAATCGGAGTCTAAAGCAAAAGTTCTAGAAGAACGCCTTAGTAAACTCCAAGAACGTGAGAATCAGTTAGTACGACAAGATGCAGAAAAAAGGTTAATGGAAAGACATCCTGATTTTGAAGATATCAGAAACAGTGATGACTTTCATGGTTGGGCAAAAGAGCAACCTAAAGTTATTCAAGATTGGATATACTCAAATGCTAACGATGCCGACCTAGCTTCACGTGCTTTAGATTTGTTTAAAAAAGATTTTGGTATTGATATCCCAAAGGCTAAGTCATCTTCTAAACCGACTAGAAAATCTGCTGCAGATATGGTCTCCACTAAAACAACAAGTGTAGAACCAAAGCAACAGAGAGTATGGTCAGAAAAGGAGATTGCTGCAATGAGTGTTGCTGAATTTGATAAATTTGAAAAAGAAATATCAGATGCAATGCAAGAAGGCAGAATCGTTAAATAAACTATAATTAACTCAAGGAGAAAGTATCATGGCTCAATATTTTGAACCCGGAACAGATACAGATGCTAACTTTGCAAACTCCGTAGCAGGACAAACAAATAGTTTCTTTTTACCATCGGTTTACTCTAAAAAGGTTTTAAACTTTTTCAGAAAAGCCTCAGTGGTTGAAGCTATTACTAACACCGACTATGCCGGTGAAATATCTGCTTACGGAGACTCTGTAAAGATTATCAAAGAACCTGTCATTTCAGTATCAGACTACACTAGAGGTAGCGATACTACTGACACAAAACTAACCGACCAAGAAATAACTTTGGTTGTTGACAGTGCTAAAGCTTTTAAATTCATCGTAGATGATATTGAAACAAATATGTCACATGTGAACTTCAAAGAAGTTGCTTCAAGCTCTGCTGCATATGCTCTTAAAGATGCGTATGACGCTGCTGTTTTAGCAACTATGTTTGCTGGTGTATCAGCTTCAGGACCTGACCATATTATCGGAGCAGACGCTGCTGCCGGTACTGGTGGTGTATCTGAAACTACAGCTTCTGTCGACCTATTAGGTTCAGACGGAACTGGTGTAGATGCTATTGACCTTATGGCAAGAATGGCAAGACTTTTAGACGACCAGAATGTACCTGAAGAAGGTAGATGGTTTGTTGCACCTCCTTCATTTTATGAAGAGTTGTCACAATCTGGTTCTAAACTTCTTTCTGTTGACTTTAATGCTGGTCAAGGCTCAATCAGAAACGGTTTAGTTTCAAGTGGAAAACTAAGAGGATTTGATATGTACAAATCTAACAATATCGCTGCAACATCTACTGCAACTGGTAAAGTTATGGCTGGACATATGAGTTCTACTGCTACTGCTAACACTATCCTTTCAACAGAAGTGTTGAGAGACCCAACATCGTTTGGTGATATTGTTAGAGGTCTTCATGTCTATGGTGCGAAAGTACTTAGAGATGATGCTCTATGTAGTGCATTCTACGCAATTGACTAAGTTGTCAAACTCGGGGGAGGCTTCGGTCTCCTCCACTTTTTAAGGGATTAAAATGAAAGGTGTAAAACATTATAAGAGAGATGGTACTGAACATAAAGGTGGCTCTCATAAAATGCCTAACGGGGATTTACATTCTGGCAAGACACACGGTAAGACCAGTGTAAAACTTTTTCATTTTAAAGATTTAAGTAAAAAAGCAAAATTAAAAGCTAAAGGTAAAAAATAATGGCTACAACATATCTTGACATAACTAATGAAATACTAAGAGAGCTTAATGAACTTCCTTTAACTTCTGCAAACTTTATAAACGCTTTAGGTTTTCAAGCTTTTGTAAAAGACGCTATAAATAAATCTATATTTGATATAGCTAATGAAGAACCTCAATTACCATTTTTAAGTGCTGGAGCAAGTGGAGCTACTGACCCTTTTTATGGAAATGTTACCGTTGCAACAACAGCCGGAACAAGATGGTACACACTTAAGTCTGGTAGTTCTAGTATTACTACAGACTATGCATCAATAGATTGGGATGATTTCTATGCTACAACTATTAATGTAAGTGGAGAAACAAGTCCTTATGTCTCAAGAGGATTAAAATTTTTAACTCTTGCAGATTGGAAAAGATACTACAGAGACAGTGAAAATGAAGATGATGCTGACTCACAAAATTATGGAGAACCTAAATTTGTTATTAAATCTCCAGACAATAGAAAATTTGGATTAAGTCCAATACCTGATAAAGTTTACAATATACACTTTTATGCTTTTGATAGACCCACAGCTTTATCAGCCCATGACGATACTATAGTTTTACCAGCTCAATATACAAATATTATAACAGCTAGAGTTCGTTATTATGTGTGGCAATTTAAAGAAAGCCCACAACAAGCAGCTTTTGCATTAGATGATTATAAAAAAGGAATGAAATATATGAAGTCAACTCTTATGAATCCAGCTCCTAAATATATGACAGACGATAGGACATACTTTTAAATTATGGCACGTTCACAACCCTATACAGTTGCATGTGAAGGAGGATTAGTAACAGCCTCTAACGCTATAGACTTATTAAGAAGTCCGGGAGCAGCTACAGAATTAAGAAACTTTGAAATCTCTGTAGAAGGAGGTTATAGACGTATTAATGGCTTTACAAAATTTGGAGGTTCTAATTCAGCTTTTCCAACCGGAAGCTCTGATAGAATTTTAGGAGTAAAACAGTATGGAGATGGAGTAATTGCTTGTGCAAGTGATGGTATATTTTTTAGTTTAGATGGAACTAGTTGGATACAAATAAATAAATTATCTGCTAACTCTGGAGATGACCATACAACCTTTACAGGTAGAACTGCTACAGCTAGAACAGGACAAGGACAAATACAATTTGCTTTGTTTGAAGGTGCTGCGTTTGACCATGGTGAAATAATTATGGCTGACGGTGCTAATAAACCATTTACATTTAGAATGGAAGGTACTGGAAGTTTAACTAGTAGAACTTTTTTTACTTCTGAAATTACAGTAGACGGAACAAATGGAGTTCAGTTTATTACAATACATGACCACCATTTAATAGCAGCAGGAGTTGAAAACAATTTAAATACAGTTTATTATAGTGTTTATAATGACCCTGATAACTTTACAGGCTCTGGTGCAGGTTCTGTAACTATATCAGATAAAGTTGTAGGTGTAAGAGGATTCCGTGAAGACCTAATTGTTTTTTGTGAAAATAGTTTACACAAACTTGTAAACATTAACGACAGTTCAAATATACGTATTGACCCTGTAGCAGAAAATGTAGGTTGTTTAAGTGGATATAGTATACAAGAAATTGGTGGAGACTTAGCTTTTTTGGCACCAGACGGAATAAGAACTATAGCAGGTACAGCAAGAATTGGAGACGTTGAGTTAGGAGCTTTAACAAATAATATACAACCTATTATAACTATCTTAGCACAAAATATAAATCTTTATACAATTACAAGTACAGTTATAAGAGAAAAATCACAATATAGGTTATTTTACACAAATGTAAACGCTTCAGCTCCAACACAAAAAGGAATAATAGGAACACTAAGACCTAATGGTTTTGAATGGTCCGAAACAAAAGGATTAGAAGTAACTGCAATAAGTTCAGGATTTGATGATGAAGGTGTTGAAAAATATTATCATGGTTCTAATACAGGTTATGTTTATGTACATGATTCAGGTAATGATTTTGATGGAACTGCTATATTAGCAAGATATGCTACACCAGACTATGATTATGGTGATTTAGGAACTTTAAAAACTTTACATTATTGTAGAGTTTCTATTGGAGCAGAAGGAAACGTTTCTCCAGAATTACAAGTTAGATATGATTATTCTAGTATAACTGTTCCTCAACCAGCTAGTAATTTTCCTTTTGGAACAGTGAGTCCTTCATCTATTTTTGGTGAAGCTGTTTTTGGACTAAGTGCTTTTGGAGCAGTAGCAACACCGATGATTAGAATACCACTACAAGGAAGTGGAACAAGTAATAATTTTACAATTTTAAGTAACGACAGTAATCCGCCTTACAAAATTAATGGATTATATGTAGACTTTATACCTTCAGGTAGGAGATAAATATGGCAGGATATATTAGACAAAGTGCATTCGTAGAGGGAGATACTATAACTGCTTCTATATTTAATAATGAATATAACCAACTTGTAAATGTTTTTAGTAATACAGGTGGTCACAAACACGATGGAACAACCGCAGAGGGACCAGTTATAGGTCTTATTGGTGATGCAGGTGTTGTTACACCACTTAACAAAGTTTTAATAGATAGCACCAATGACCATATAGAGTTTTGGGTAGACGTATCTAGTTCTTCTGTACAACAATTATACATAGCTGATGGAGCTATTATACCCGTTACAGATAGTGATATAGATTTAGGTACAACAAGTTTAAGATTCAAAGATACATATACAGATACCATTACAACTACAGGTAATGTTGCAGTAGGCGGTAATCTAACAGTCACAGGTACTACAACTTTTAACGGTGGTACAATTACTATGGGTGATGCAGCTACTGATAACGTAGTCTTTGGAGCTGATGTAGACTCTAACATTATCCCAGACGATGATGACAGTTATGACTTAGGTAGTTCTTCACAAGAGTGGAGAAATCTTTACATAGATGGTACTGCAAACATTGATAGCCTTGTAGCTGATACAGCAGACATTAACGGTGGTACTATTGATGGTGCTATTATTGGTGGTTCAAGTGCTGCAGCTATTACAGGTACTACAATTACAGGTACAAGCTTTGTAATTGGTAGTGCTGATATCTCTGAAGCAGAGTTAGAAATACTAGATGGTGCTACAGTAACTACAGATGAACTTAATATCCTTGATGGAGTTACATCAACTACAGCAGAACTAAATATCCTAGATGGCGTTACAAGCACTGCTACTGAATTAAATTTATTAGATGGAGTAACTGCTACAACTGATGAATTAAACATCTTAGATGGCGTTACAGCGAGTGCAGCAGACA